CCTGTGGTGTTTGCGGCTAAAGCACTTCTACCAATAGCCGTATTGTTTGCCCCAGTGGTATTTATGTACAGTGCAGACGAACCTATTCCTGTATTATTATCTGCCGTTGTATTATTACCAAGAGCATCTGCCCCAAGGGCCGTGTTATGTGCCCCAGTTGTATTATCTGTTAAAGAAGATGTACCGACAGAAGTATTATAATCCGCTGTGGTGTTTGCAAAAAGCGATTGATACCCCACAGCAGTGTTGTTACTTGCGGTGGTGTTGCCCATCAAAGATTGGAAACCCAACCCTGTGTTATTTGATCCGGTTGTATTACCGTAAAGAGCATATCTACCAAAGGCAGAAAGGTTGTCGCCTGTAGTGTTGGAAGTTGCAGCTACGTTTCCAACAGCGGTATTGGAATCTCCTGAAGTATTAGCCGTTAAAGCAGCACTACCAATCGCGGTATTACTAGCACCGCTTGATAAGCTATCTAAAGCGGTATCACCTAAAGCTACGTTACCTGCATTAGTAGGATAGTTACCATCCAGCTTGATTGTGCCGGTAGCAGTTATTCCACTATCTTTAAGCACAACACCATCAATAGTCACACCACCAGCAGAAGTAATTTCACTGATCGTATCGACATTAAGGCCACCAGTTGCAGTAGTTGCACCCGTTACTCCAAGTGTTCCTGCTACAGCAGTGTTACCATTCGATGCGGTAACAGTAAATTTGTCAGTATTTACATCAAAATTACCGTCAACACCAAAGTTGCCAGTAACATCAATACCACCTGTAAGAACAATATTCCCACCAACAGTGGCATTACCCGATAGAAACAAGTTGCGGGGGCGTGTAGCACCCGTTGCGCCTATATCGTAAGTATTATCGGTAAACAGAAGATGTGACGTAATTGTACTGTTAACAGTCAACGTATCTGACGCGGCATCACCAATCGTGGTATTACCAGAAATAGTCAAATCGGTCGCTGAAATAGAACCCGTCAGTGTTGGTGACGAGATAGTAGGCCCTGTCAGGGTCTTGTTCGTAAGTGTTTCTGTACCCGCAAGCGTAGCTAATGTGCCTGTTGTAGGTAAAGTTACGTTAGTCGCACCTGTAGTTGTTAACGTAAGTGCATTCGCTCCAGCCGTTGTAAACGCCGCTGCGGTTGTTAAATTACCCGCAAGAGAGACTGTGTACCCACCAACAGATAGCGATTGGATATTTGTAGCGCCTTCTACGACGTTAGTACCGTCACAGAAAAGAAACATTGTTTTGCCGTTTGGTATCGCAATACCCGAGCCGCCAGAAGTTTTAAGCGTGGCGGCTTGTCCCGAAGCATTCTTAGCAATATAGATTTTAGCGGCTGTAGGGCATACCACAGTCGCTGCCCCAGTAAGATTTGATCCTGTATCGGTGAACTCTAGCATCGCACAACGCGATTCAGAGGTTGTACCATCAGCGGTAGTCAGCACATGGGAGTTACTCGACCACGTGTTAATGACTGCACGCCCGACAATGGCCTGCTCAATCATAGAAGTGATATTGTCGTTTACAACATCCCCCCATGTACCACTGAGTTCCCCTTGGACAGGAAGGGCTAGTTTAAGTGTAGAAGTGTACTGTGTTGTCATCTTTTAATCCTCACGCGGCTATATCTTGCCAATTAGGAGTCTGTCCTGTTGAAACATTACCCCAAGTTGGTGCTTGTGCGCCAGCAATATTTTGCCAATTGGGGTTTTGATTGTCATTTATGTCTCCCCAAACAAATACTGTACCTACCGCGCCTGCTGCATTTACACCTGTTACAGCTACATCTGAGTTAGCTGCAACTATTACACTACCGAGTTGTGTTTGTCCGTAGACTCCTGTTACATTTTCTACAATACCTAAACTTACAGAGACAGTTCCAATAGAACCTGTGACCGCAAGCCCAGATGCTGCGACGTTTGCGTCTCCTGTCGTGGAGACTGTGCCTAAAGCACTTGTAGCGCTTACCCCGACGGGGTAGATATTTGCTTCAGCAACAACAGTTACCGAACCTAAACCGCCTGTAGCGGATAAACCTGCGGGGGAGACAATTGCTCCTGCGCTTACAGTTACACTGCCAAGTGCACTTGTTCCTACATTGCCAGTTACCGCTATGTTAGCATCTGCGGAAACTGCTACTGTTCCTAACGCTGTTGTTGCTTCTAGTCCAGAGGGTTGAACTACAGCCCCTGCACTAACAGTCACGCTACCTAACGCGGACGTGCATGAAACACCTGTAACGGCTACATTAGCTGCCGCATCAACAACTACAGTGCCTAATGTTCCTGTGGCTGCAACCCCTGTTGGGAAGATATTTGCTTCCGCAACAACACTAACTGTACCTATTGCTGTTGTAGCTTCAAGCCCAGCAGGTTGAACCGTAGCGGCACCACTAACAGATACAGTACCAACCGCACCTGTCGCTGACGGCATCTGTACATCGGTACCCCACGCGGTACTGCCCCACCCACCAGCGGACCAACCTCCATAGGTTACAAGTACATCAGCCATCAGTCATCACGCTATTCGTATAATGGCGTTAGACGCATCAGCAGTAGGGAATTGGATAGTAAAATCACCTGCTGTTGATGTCTTGTCAGCTCCAAAATCAAGAACTGCCACAGCGGGATCACCGCCACCAGACTTATATATTAGTGCCCCACGTGCCGTAATTGTTGCTGTAGACCACGTAGTGTTTGCAAAATCTAAGAGCGCCGTAGTACCAGACGTTGTGGGAGCTACAACGGTTAACGTGTTACCACCCGCTGTATAACCTGTACCGGATACTTCGTTTGTTGTACTGTACGCTGTTGTTGCTGCACCCAGTGTTGCGGATGAGGTAAACAGTGCGATCTTAAACGTCTGAGACGTATTGGAACTAAAGTCCATTTCTCCATCAAGAAGTGCTTTCTTGAATGAAGTTACCATTGCTTGCGATATTGCCATTTTTTATCTCCTATTCTACTTTCATTCTAAACTGCCCAGAGCGATATGTATCTTCACGAAGTTTACCATCACCCAAAGTTTTAAGCAGTTTTAGCGATTGAACGTATAAACGCTCATAAAACTGCACTAAATCAGGCTCGCCTTTCATAAAGCGTATTGCCTCGATTAATGCCCCATTAAGTAACGCTGAATCAAACTCATCACCTAACCATGTAGTACCCGCTGTAACAATTGACTCAGGGTAGTACCCATAATGTAATTCCATTGTATACGCACTATCAGGAGTAGGCCCTAAAAGAAACGAATCATCGTCAAAATATGCGTAATGTTTTGGTAATCCTTGTGACGAAGCACTAGGATACGCCTCCCTAACAAAATTTACATCTTTATTGAGTAGGTAATGGTAGTCTCCAGCACTATCAACAACCGCTAGTGAATAGCTCCACAGGAAATCTGTAGGTGCACCAAGGTATTTGTTTCCTGAACTAAGCGTTCCTGTTACGTTTCTACGCAGGGCAGGAATTTGAACAGTGTTATATATCTTCTGTTCGGCTTGTTCAGTAAACATAGCGAGTTGTTCATCAGTGAAAGAGTTCTCAGTGATGTTCTCAATATTTGTTTTTAACTCGCTATAGTTCATAGTTTACCCCATTGGCCCGCGAGCCATAGTTCCTTTTGTAGCCGCACCTGTACCACGGATTTTTACTCCCGTAGTTTTAACGCCAGTCATGTTAGGCTTTGGTGCGTGTTTACATGGGTACACACCTTTGTCTTTTTCGACTTTGACTTTTTTCATTCCAAATACATTCATTTTACTACTCCTACGTAATGTTTACGGTAACTTGCCCTAAATAGCTAGTCCCAACTAACGAATTGGGGCTAAGCCCAAACGGATCAAGTCCTCCGCCTACTGGGTTCCATCCCCATTGGATGTCCCTACTACTATATGGCCCAGCTTCACCAATACTTGTATCTATTCTAGGGTCTCGTATAGCCTGCGGATCATCTACAGGATATTCTCCTAGTTTAAGTTGCGGTTGACTTGGATTCCAACACTCAGGACAGGCTTTAATGTCTGTGTCCCGCCCTTTAACCACGAGGTTACGCAACTCTTTAAGTTTGTACTGAAACCCACAAACGTCGCATAAAGCAATGGCTTTCTTAGCAGATGCAAACCTAGCGCCCATTTTATAACCTACCTATTTTAGGCACAAAACGCGCAGAAGTTTTTTCACGGTCTTCTTGCGCAGCTAGGGCAAATTGTTCGTCATAAATCTGTTTTAACATACCCACACGTTCAATAAGCTCTGGGTCTTTCATAGCAATATAATACGCTAACCCCGCAACCATACAGGGGAAAAATCTAAAATTCATATCTGCGGTTTGTATGCCACTACCCGCGTCTTCAATACGACGCATACGCCAATAGACAAGCTGGTAGCTTTGCGTGCCGTCAGGAATAGGCCATACAGTAGCCGCAGGGACTTGTTCCCAATACACGGGAATGGCAGCGCCACCCACTGTATGTGCAACGGCTGTTGTGCCTTGCTGCCCTCTAAAACAGTTCTGTAAGACGTTACCGTCAATACTGCCATAGTTTATTATTTCGTCTTCAATCTTAACAAAACCTGCGGGTGGTAAGTCAGAGACACCGCTTAAAGTAATAGTAGTGTCTGTACTCGACGCTGTAGCCGCTAGTGTAATTCCTACAGGATAAGTTTGTCCGCTATTCCTGTGGATAAAAATTTGTACTGGTCTACCTTGTGTTAACTTGTTAGGGATAGACGCGTAAGTGCTCACACTAATACGACTTATAGTAAGATCAGACTGTAACGAAGTATTACCCGCGCCCGTGCGTATTTGATGCTCCATTAAGTCAATGGTATCGTCAGGTAGAGCATATGTTGATTGCCCTTGCACGAGGTCAAGAGAGCCTTGCTCTATTGTCCACATGTTAATACCACGGTTTTGCCACTCAATCGTCATTAAGTTCATAGATCGACGAGCAGTACGTAGATCGTAGCCTGAACGCAACTCGCGGCCCGCACGTTCCCACGCTTCTTCAGCGATCTCCGTGAAGTCCATATTGAATGTAGTGGTACCTGATGTTGTCATGAGATTGCCCATTCTCCTGAGAAGAACGCGTCAACTTCTTTTAAAAGAGCTGCTTTACTCTTACGACGGTCCAACTCGATATTATACTTACGCATAAGTTTCTCAAGTTGTGTTTTGGACATGTTCGAGTAGTCAGGGACTTTAGGAGTCGCTGCTTTCTTAGGTTTTTTGGCAGGTGTAGATTTGACACCCATAGATACGAGCTTAGCCTCGGCCTGTGCTTTAGTCATCAGGTCATAGACTTTAATGTCGTAGGTGTCATCAGCTTGTTTAACACCTATTTGGTATACTGGCTCTCCTGTTGAGAACCTACCGTTTTGAAAAATCTCCATCACTTTTTCCCCTTACGTTTGGCTGGGGATACTCTACGCGGCTTACCCGCAGGTTGTCCCAAGCGTTTCTTTTCCGCTACCTTCTTACTCTTCTCAGAGCTAGACATCTCACCAGAAGTCTTAGGAGTCTTAGAAGAAACTCGTTTAGAAGGTCGGCAATAGGGGGTTCCTCGCCCATCTCCTTTCTTCCTACCACAAGCCTTTCCGGTGCTAACGTCTTTCCAGTCCTCTTTGAACCAGCGTTTTAATGCTGCTCCTTTGGCTGTTTTACGTATTTTACCACCAGACTTGTAGTATGTACGCATTACTTACCAGCCTTTTTCTTCCGGCATTTAGCAATAGCACCGGATGCGTATGCGGAAGGAAAGACTTTATAACTTGCCTTTACCTTCCTATAGCACGAATCTTTTACAGACCCGCCCTTTTTGTACCCGCATCCACTACTGCTTTTCTTATAGTAACTACGCATTATGCGCCCTTCATTGTTACCATTTTGGCTTTACGAACGCCTTGCTTAGCCATACCGCAACCGCGAACCTTACCGCCTTTTTTCATCATAGGCATAGCGCCACCTCTATCTTGGCCCATACCCATTGGGGCACGTTTTTTCTTTTTAGGGGGCATTGGACCGCCTGTCATAGGGTTTGGCCCTGCCATAACACCACCAGTGCCTTTAGGACTGGGTTTAGGGCCACCTTTTGGGCCACCACCTACATTAACGCCACTATCATCGTACGGGGCACGAGGGGCGGGCTTCTTCTTTTTCCTAGGGCCTGATTCAGGTACATTAGCCATCATCCCACCCATGTTATATTTCTTAGCTTTCATAAACTCTTCTCCTATATTTTGAGATACCCCAACTTTCTTAGCAAACTTGGGATTATTTGCTACTGCTGCCATAAACTTCTGCTGTTTCTTCGATTTAGCGGGCATCAGCAATTCCACTTCCGTAAACTCTTATTGATACGGCTATTTGGATCATTAGCCGTCTTAGAGCTTGTGTTACGCTTCTTCATACCTTTCATGCGAGCACAAAAGGACTTACGTCTGTTAGCAGCCTTAGAACCTTTTTTGAGTTTACTAGGTTTCGTGGTAACGGCAGTTTTTAACTTACTGCCGGGATTAGCCTTACGATAACTAGCAACACCTTTTTTGTTCAGGCCACCAGATTCACTCTTGCCTTCCTTACGAGTCCAAGCGGGCGACTTCTTAACCGAGCCTCCGCTTTTATAGTAAGACCGCATGACCTACTCCAGTATCAGAGTTATTTTGTTACCAGAACCAGTAAGTGCGGCAACAAAACAGCCTTCACGAGCTAATATACCATCTGCGGGTATATACACGTC